TCAGTCGGATCGGCCGCGCTGGAAGGCGTCGAACAGCATGTCCCGCATGGATCGGATGTCCGTCTCGATCCGGTCGAGGCGGTCGCCATCAGTCTTGCGGTCCTCGCTGCGCTGGCGGTCGATCCGGTCCCGGTCGGCGATCAGTTCCCGGTCCAGGCGATCCAGCAGGGCCTCGTTGGTAAACGCTTTGCGCGTGATCGCCGCGATCAGGGCCATGGTGCCACCGATCAGGGCTGTCAGCGCGGCGGTGATCCCGTGGTCCCGAAAGGCCCGCGCGACCTCCCCGGCGAGAGTGGTCTGGTTATCCATCATGGTCCTTTCCGGCCACGGGGCGTGGCGCTTCAATAATCGGTCTCGACGTAGACGCCGGAGCAGTCATAGGCGACGGCTGCGGCTGTGCTGCCGTTGTTGAGGTAGTTGCGCGGGCTCAGGAGCTGGGTCGCCGCGGGCATGTCGGTGGTGATCGTGGCTTCGGCGACGGCGCCCGAGACTTCCTCGACCACGCGGATCCCGACCGCGCTGTCGTTCGGGGCCGCCGCGATATAAAGCGTCAGGACATTGGTCGTGCTGGCCACGGGGAAGCCCGCGCCGAGGTCGATCAGGGTCGGCGCGGCCGCGCCGTCGTTGTGGACGATCTGCCAGTTGGCATGCGTGCCGCGCTCGAACCCGATGCCCAGCGCGTTGACGACGGCCGAAAGGGTGAGGGTGGTGGACAGCGCCGCGATCGACCCGATCAGGCCGAAGAACCCCATGCCCGTTGCTTGCAGCGTGACCAGCGACAGACGGTTCACATAGGTGAAACCGCCCAGACCCTCGGCATTGCCGCGCCAGCAGACCCAGCCTGCGGATCGCTCCTCTGCCGCCGCCCCGGCCGTGGCCGCCGAGGTCATCCGCCAGCGCCGCATGGAGGTGGAGAGGTTGGTGGTGGCCAGCGTCGGCGTCGCCGCCGTGCCGACGGCCGTCCGCGGCATGCCGTTGGTGTTGATCGTCGTGCTTGTCGAGGGCGCCCATGTCGCGATGCGGTTGACCCCAAAATGCGGCTGAAGCGGAAAGTGGCGGCCCGAAGGGCGCTCGACATCCAGCCAGCCCATCCCCGCCCGGTCGCGGGCATAGAGCGCGAGTTTCCCCGCGGGCGGTGGTGAGGGCACGGCATCATGGGCGGGCAGGACCACCGGCTCGGCCAGTTCGACGCGGCCGTTGGTGCGGTCGACCTTGATGGCGTCGAAGAAGGCCGAGCCGTCCGGGCTGACCTTGAAGCTGAAATCGTCATTCCCGAGCAACCCGATGAGGGCGCGGGCCGAGAAGCCGGTCTTGAAGGCGAAGGCCGCGTCATTCCCGGCCGCAGCCTTGTTGACTGTCGCCTCGATGCCTGAGCCTGCGTTGTTCAGCAGAACTGCCGGGGTGTTCACCGACAGGCGGTTGTAACTGTCCGCCGTGGCCCCGCCGAGGCCGAGCAGTTGCGCGGTCAGGTTTGCCTGCGGCATGCCGACCTGCGTGACGGCATTGGCGAATGTGACGGTGGGCGTGTTCACCACCGTGGTGCCCCCGGCCCCGGCGGTGGCCGAGCCGATGTTCACGACGGTGGTGGATCCGGAGGCGCCTCCGGTGCCGATGTTCACGGTCTTTGTGACCCCAGCCGTCGTGGCGCCGGTGCCCATACCGTAGGTTGCGGTCGTCGTCGCCGTGCCGATCGAGGCGCTGGCGGCCGACACCGTCACGGTTCCGGACGCCGTCAGCGTGCCTGAGAAGGTCTTGTTGCCGCTGAAGGTCTGGGTGCCCGCGAGGATCGCCAGTTCGGACGAGGTGTTCGGCAAGGTGAAGCTGCGCGTCGTCCCGGCGCTGATGCCCGCCAGCGAGAAAGTGGCCTTCTTCGTCGGGTCCGCGTCGTTGACCAGGCTGAACACCGCGTCCGAGACGTCGCGGGGCTCACCGACCACTTCCCAGGCGCTGCCGGTCCAGACGAGGAACAGGCCCTCGGCTGCGACCCAGACCAGCCAGCCGGTACGCGGCACGAGGCGGATCCATGCGCCATCGACCCAGAAGGCGATGTTCAGATCCCACCCGGCCCAGAGGCCTGTTGCGCCGGAGGCCACCAAATGTCGGTTCCCATCGTTGGGACTCGCGGGTGGTGCGGTGCGCGTGCGGTCGAGGACGGAAAGCTGCACCATGGCGTCGAGCAGGCGCAAAGCCTCGTTGTGGGTGGCATGCTTCTGCGCCTGCGCCGCCAGGAGATAGGGCAGGCCCAGATGGGTCGTGGTGTCGGACATGGGGGTTCCCGCGAGTTGGGATCAGAATTGCAGCGTCACAGACGCGGGCGTGCCGCGGCCAAGGCGGTTCGAGAGCTGGTAGATGCGGATCACAAGCGTTTGGCCGGGCCCGAGCGGCGCACCCCAATCGGCAGTCTGCTGGGCGGCGGTATAGAGGACGGAGGTCGTGGTGCTGGTCAGCGTGCGCTTGACCGAAGCACCATCGAGGATCTGGACGTCATAACCCTCGACATCTTCGGCCAGCGGCACCTCGACCTGCTCCCAGGCATCGGCCACCAGCGCACGGGACCGGCGCGTCCAGCGGATGGTTAGATCGCCCGGGCTGCGTGCGATCCGCCATGGCTGTTCGACATGGACTGGCGCGAAAGGCACGAGGCCGCGCCCGGTCGGGGTGAAGCCCAGCGCGGCGTAGCTGTCATCCGTTACAGAACGCGCGGCCGGGCCCACCCGCCAGTTCCACGGCTGTCCGAGATCGGACTCGGCGATGGGCAGCGAGGCCAGCGTCGCATCTAGCACGACCACCCGTGTCCCGGCCGGGGCCGGGTTGCCCATCGCATGTTCCGTTCCGCGCTGGCCACGCAGCAGACGGATCAGGCGGTACCTGCTTGGCGCGATCAGTTCAGCCTGACCAGCCTGGACGATCTCCCATTGGCCAGCGGCGGCCTCGACCGCCAGCGCATTCGCCCCACCGAACAGTACGACGTCCGTCACGCTTTCCAGCGTTCCGGACAGGAGATCGACGACCAGTTGGTTGCCCAGATCGAAGCGCGAGGTCGGGCCGGGAAAGAAGTCGAAGGCCAGCGTGCCGATCCGCGCCCGGCTACCGAATGTGGTCAGCAGATTGAACCCATCCGTCGAGGCGCTGCGGAAGACCGCGATCTCGCCCGGCCAAGGGCTGGCATGGGCGGCGATCAGGGGTCGATGGGCTGGCTGGTCCTCAGTGATCTGCGGCAGGTCCAGCATGACCACTTCCGGCGTGCCGAAGACAACGGGGCTTGCAAGTGAGGCCGGGCGGGGATCCCCAGGTGGCAGATCGTAGGCGGCGCGGTCCTGACGCACCGCCTCGATACCGCGCGCTTCGGCATCGGCGACCGAGACGAGGCGGAACTCGACCTCGCGGCCGTCATGGGCGAGCCGGATCACGTCGGCCGGATCGAGGGCGAGGCGCGATGGCGGCAGGCGGAAGGTCGCGCTCTCGCGGCCGATCCAGGCTTCCATCAGCGCGCGACGGCAGCGGCGTTCGGCCTCCTCGGGCGGGATCGCCATCGGGAAACTTTCCGAAGCAATGCGCGTCGTGTCGACAGTGATGCGCCGTGCCTCGACCAGCGCAGCGTCATAGTCCTCATCCGCCCTTGCGACCTGCCACTTGAGGGCTTGGGGCAGTTCGGTCTCCTGGCCGCGGGTCAGCTCGAAGGCCTCGCCCTCGCGAACGGCGACAAGATCGTCGGTGGCCAGCGTGGCGACCGAGGCCCGACCGCGCATGACAAAGCGGATCACGCCCTCCGTCTCGATGGCGTCGAAGCCGAAGTGGCGGGCCAAGGTGGAAATCGATGACCGAGGGCTTTCCAGCGCGCCGATGACATAGCCCTCGACCGCGCCCCAGAGGCCGGAGACGTCGATCAATGCCTCGTCGAGCCCAGCGCGCAGGCAGAGGTGGCGCACAAGGGCCGCCAGCGACACCGCGCCCAGCCGCCCGGTCAGCCAGTGCCCAAGCCGCCAGTTCGGACCGTCCGTCCAGATCCCGGTCAGCTCGGGAAAGAACGGATAGGGCCGCGCATCCCAGGTCCAGGCGGCGCATTCGGGGACATGCACCATCCGGCCGCCGTAAACAGTCGAGATCGGGTTGTTCGCGCCCTGACCCCACCAGAGGTAGCTCGCCTCGAGATAGGCGCGCTGGATGGCATCGTCGCGCCAGCTGCGCGAGAAATAGGGCGTGAAGCTCTCAGACGACTTCGGGTCGAAGAAGACGTTCGGCTGGTTCGTCCCCCGGTCGACGGCGGGGCAGCCAAGCTCGGTGAACCACACGGGCTTCGACTGCGGCACCCATGCCGTGGGCGTGCCGCTCTCCACCCCACCCGGCCGGTTGAAATGCGGGTTCGACCACCAGGCGCGCAGATCCTTGTAACGGAACACCCACGGTTTGCCTGCAGCGCCATCCGTGATCGGCGTCCGGATCTGGGTCGACCGGTCGGCGTCGCTGGCATAGAACCAGTCGAAGCCTTCGCCGCCTGCAATGTTGGCCTGCAGGTAGCCGCGATCATGGTTCGCGGGCCAACCCTCCAGCGCATCGGCATGGTCGAAACCGTCGCGCCAGTCTGACAGCGGCATGTAGTTGTCGATGCCGATGAAATCGATGTTCGCATCCGACCAGAGCGGGTCGAGATGGAAGAACACGTCCCCGGTGCCATCGCCGGGCTGGTGGCCGAAATACTCCGACCAATCGGACGCATAGCCCACCTTGGTGCCCGGCCCGAGGATCGCCTTCACCTCGGCCGCCAGCGCCTTGAAGGCCGTCACGGCGGGATAGGCGCTGGCGCTGGACCGGATCGTCGTCAGGCCGCGCATCTCGGTCCCGATCAGGAAGGCATCGACACCGCCAGCCACTGCGCAGAGATGGGCATAGTGCAGGATCATGCGGCGCAGCCCCCAGTCGCCGGAGGGGCCGGTCCAGCTGACGGTGTCGCCCGACACCGCGAACTGCGCCGGGGACGCCGCGCCGAAGAAGGCCGAGACCTGCGTGGCAGCGGCGGCGGTCTTGTCGGCGGTCCCCGCAAATCCTGCCGCCGGGGAACAGGTGATCCGGCCACGCCACGGGAAACTCGGCTGGCCCGGCGTCGCGGCATTCGCGCTGTAGGGGTTCGGCAGCGTGTTGCCGGGCGGCACGTCCATCAGCAGGAACGGATAGAACGTCACCCGCAACCCGCGCGCCTTCATCTCTCGGATCGCCTGCACCACCGCGAAGTCGGCTGGCGTGCCGCCATAGACCGGACGGTCCTCGGCATCGCGGCTGACGAGGTGGGCATTCGCCCGCGCTACGCCATTCACGGACCAAACCTTCGGGCTGGTGACCTTGGCCGCCACTTCGACGCCGGGCTTGATCGTACAGTTGCCCGCGCGCAGATCATTGCCGAACCAGGCGACGACGAGGCTTACGCTCTCGACGGCCGGGGCCATGGCCTGCAGACGGTCGAGGGCCACGACGATGTCAGCCTCATCCGGGAGCGCGTTCAGGTTCTCGGCCGAGGTGGTGCCGCCGGTGGTCTGGCCGAAGACCGTGGTCGTGGCGCCGATCGTCTTGCGGACAGCTTCGGTCGCATAGGTGAACTCGCCCGAGGCGGGGATCATCGTCACGGCCTTGACCAGCCCCTCGGCGGTGTCGGGATCCGCGAGCGGCCGGAATACCTCGAAGCTGAGCTGCGGCAGGCGATTGCCGTAAGTCGAGAGCGGCAGTTCCTCGAAGACGACATAAGCCGTGCCGCGATAGGCGGGGGTGTTGGCCGCCCCCATCTTCGCCGCAATGAACGGGTCAGCCGTCTGGGTCTCGTCGCCTCGATACCAGCGCCAGGTGATGCCGGTCATGTCGAGCGGTTTGCCGTCGGCCCAGATTCGGCCGATGCCGGTGATCGGCCCCTCGCACAGGGCGACCGCGAAGGACGCATAGTAGAGGTATTCGGTCGTCTGGACCCTCCCGCCGCCCCCTCCGCCCTTGCCGCCTCCCTGTGTCGTGGTCTTCGTCTCCTCACGAAAATCCGTGGCCCAGATGATGTTGCCGCCGATGCGCATGCGGCCGTAGAGGCACGGGATGATGGCCCCTTCGGTGGCCGAGGTGATCCGAAGACTGTCAAGACGCTGGCCCTCGATCTTCTGCGCGGGGGCCAGTGAGGACACGATCCAGCTGTCGACCACCGACCCGATGGTCGAGCCGATGAAGCCACCGATGGCAGCGCCAGAAAAGCCGAGGATCGCGCCGCCAAAGGCCCCGCCGATGGCGGAACCGACGGCGCCGAGGACAAGCGTGGCCATGGGAAACTCTCAGCGCGCAGGGAACAGGAAGGCGAACGCGATGCGGCGTCGCCATGCAGGTGTCAGCGGTTCCTCGATCACGCCGAGGCGTTCATAGGCGTGAAGGAAGATGTCAGGTCCGGTCAGGATGCCCACATGCTTGGCGATGGCGCGGGGCATCATCCGGAACAGGATCAGAGCACCGGGCGGCGCATATGCTGGTACGATTTCCGGCATCATCGCCCGCGCGCCGTCCGCCAGCACCTCGCGAGGGCCGGTCTCGCCCCAATCCCGGCTGTAGGGCGGGATCGGGAACGGCTCCGGCCCGATGACCTCGCGCCAGACGCCCCGTGCCAGGCCGAGGCAATCGCAGCCGACCCCGCGCAGGCTGGCCTGGTCGTGATAGGGCGTGCCGAGCCAGGACCGGGCGACGGCGATGACAAGCAATGGATCGGCGGCCGTCACAGCACAGCCCCCTCGTGGCCGCCGTCCTTGGTGGCGTATCGAAGAACCGCGTCCTGACCGGGGATGTGTGGGAAGCCCCGGAAGTTCGCGACATTGGCGAACTTCGTCCCGCAGGTAGCGATCCGCTTGTCGCAGCCTGCCTGGACGATGAAACTGTCTATCGCCGTGATCGGGCGCACCGGGGCTTCCAGCAGGGTCAGGATCGCCACCCCGTCGACGAGGTCGTGCGACAGCACCTCGACGCGCCGCCCGGCATTCGCCCCGGTCGACCATTCGACCAGTCCGAAGGTGAACCAGCTCGCCGCAAAGGTGCCAAGGCCGGAGGCGGTGAACGCCCGGTCGCGCAGGACATCGATCACCGCGCCGCTGCCCTTTAAGGCTGGTGCCTCGAGGTTCACGCCGCAGCGTGCGTCGCCCAGCGCGGCGTCGCAACTCGCCTGGAACGTTCGCCCCACGGTCTGGCCAAGGACATGGGCCAGCGACCGCACCTCTGCCACGAAGGCGAGGCGCCCGCGACGGATCTGGCCGATGGCACCGCGGCGCAGCAGCACGCGCTGCGAAGGGTTTGCCCAGTTCACCCGCCAGACCTCGACAACTGCGGCGTCCCATCGGCCGTCGAGGATGTCGGTCTCGGTGATCCGGTCGGAGGACAGCACGCCTTGCGCGTCCTGCGCATCGACCGAGAGGTCGGAGCCCGAGCGCACCTCTGACGCCGTCAGCCCGCTTTCCGGTTCGAACTCGGTCCCGTCGAACGACAGGGCCCTGTCGTGGTCGGTGAAGCCAAAGGTCACGCCGTCCGCTCGGGTGATCCGCCAGCACCAGGACAGGGTGGTGGCGCCCTCGTCGAGAAGGGCCTGCAGCGCGGGGTTCAGGGCTTTCATGTGCGGATTTCCACGAGAGGGATCGAGGTGATCGACCCGAGGCGTTCGAGATCGAGGGTGACGTCGAGGGCGTCGGTGTCGAAGCGGACAGGGACGTCGAATTCGAAGCCCGCGGTGATCGCGACGCCTGCGGCGGGAGCCGCGGTGAAAGTGACAAGGCCGTTGACGGAAGAGACAGACCAGCCGGAGGCCTGCGGCGTGCCGTTCAGGGCGATGGTCACCGTCCCGGCGACGGGTTTGGTGATGGCCCGCGTCCAGGACTGCGCGCCGGAGCTGTAGCGTTTGGTCAGCTGGAACAGGGTGGCTGACCCGTTGCCGGTGCCGATGGGCTGGTTGGTCGGCCCCGGCGACTGCGATGGCAGGCAGGACTTGAAATCGGCCCAGTCCTTGAACCGGAAGCCGTGGAGGCGGCCGTTGCGGGCCTCGAAGAAGGCGACGACTGCTGCCAGATCGTCAGCGCGGCGGATGCCGTAGGCCACGTCATAGCGGCGGCGGCTGTTGGCCCAGCTGGCGTTGCGTTCCTCGGCCCCGCTTGCCAGCTCGACGATCTGGGTGCGCCGCTCGGGGCCACCGCGTGCGCCGCGGCTGATGTTGTCCGGAAAGCGGACCTCGTGGAAAGCCATCACATCCCCCTCCGCCCAAGCGACACGGCGCGGGCGATGTCGCTGGCGACCTGTGTCCGGGACTGGCGGAAGCTCTCGGCGTCGCGGGCGTTGATCGTGACGTTGACTGTGGAAGCGCTCGCCTGGCCGTGACCGGCCGCCTCGCGCCGGGAGAGAACCCGCTCCCCGCGTTGCAGGATTGCGGGCACCTCGTCCGGTCGCAGCCCGGCCCAGCCCCCGTTGTGCATGCGCGGGGCACCCGCAAAGGCCAGCGCCGGGACCATGCGTCCGGGACCAGGGGCACCGACCATCCCGCCCGCATGCAGGATGTTGGCGAAGATCCCGCCCGCGCCGCCCAGCGCTCCGGAGAGAGCGTTCGCAATCGGGCCGAGGATGAAGCGGCGGGCCGCGAGCTTCGCAAGATCGGCGATCATCGATGTGACCAGATCGCGAAAGTCGAGCTTTCCGGTTTTCACAAAGTCGCCGATGGCGTTCTCGGCGCTCTGGAACGCGCCGACCAGCGCGCTCCCGATATCCCCGCCGATGTCGCGCGCTTTGGCGGCGTAGTCGGCAAGTGCGGCGGTGACGGCTTGCCAGCCGGTCAGAGCCTGCTCGGCTCCGTCGGCAGTGTCGGCCCCTGCCTGTCGCCCCGCCGCACCGGCGCGACCTGCCGCTCCGCCGGTATCGTCCAGGTCTTCGCCCAGGGCCCCGGCCGCAGCAGCGGCACCCGCCAGCGCAGTCTCGGCGTCGACCCCCGTGCCGGTCACCGCATTCTTCAAAGCCTGCCAGCTGGCGAGCGGCCGACCGGCGGCATCGGCGAGCATCCCGGCCGCCTCGCGATAGCCGTCGGCCCGGGCGCGGGCATCGTCAGCCATGGCCCCGAGCCCGAGATCGGGTGGTTCCAGATAGGTCCGCGACAGCGCGGCCGAGAAGGCATCCGCGGCTGCGGCCCCGGCTGCGGTCGCGGCCCCTTCAAAGGGATTGCCGATACGCCCCAGTTCCACCGGATCGAGGATGCCGATCCGCACGCCACCTTCGCCCGTGGCCCACTCTGGCAGCAAGGCCAGCGCCGCGTTCAGGGTCTCGATGAAGCTGTTGATACGGGTGACGACACCGTTCAACATCGCCTCGACGCCGGAGATCAGCCCGTTCGCGGCCTGAAACGCGAAGTCTCCGATGGCCCCCGGCAGGCTGCCCCAGATCGCCACCGCCGCGTCATAGGCCCCCTGGAAGATCGCCGCCGTCCGGTCGCCGAAGCTGACGACACCCGCGATGGTGCCTTCCAAGGCCGAAAGACCGGCCGCCTTCAGCCCCTCCCATCCAGCTGTCATCCGAGCGAGGGCCGCGTCGAGCGACAGGCCGATGCGCGACCAGACTTCGCGGGCCAGATCGCCAAGCAAGCGGAAGGTCTCGCCCACCCCGCCGACCCGGGCGACGAGCTGCGAGAATTGATAGACCAGCTCGCCCGCCCCGACGATCAGCGCGCCGATGCCGGTGCGGATCAGAGCGCCGCGCAGTAACACCAGCGCGGTGGCAAGCCCGCGCACGGACAAGGCTGCGGCCGCCATTCCCGCGACCCAGCGCCCGGCCATGACGGCGGCGAAGGTCGCGGCATACGTGGCGAGACGGCCGAGGTTACCGATAAGCGTGTCGATGGCCGACCGCAGGATGCCACCATCTGACGCGAGGGCGACGAAGGCATTGGCCAGTGCCTCGATGGTCGGGGCGACGGCCACGGCGATGCGGTTCCGGAGGCCATCGAACACGAGGGATACGGTGCCCAGAGCGAGTTGGGTGCGGCGCAGGGCTTCCAGCGCATCATTGTCCAGCACCGCGCCGAGATCGGAGGCCTGATCCCCAAGCCGGGCCATCTCGGCGCCGCCGTTCCGCAGGAGGGGGATCAATCGCGTCGCGTCCGAGGCCATGGCCTCCAGATAGAAGGTCATCTCCTGCTGGCTGAGCCCGGCCCGTTCCAGCGTGTCGACATAAAGCTGAAGCGCCTCGGGGCCGGAAAGGCGGGCGAACTGGTCGGCCGTGACGCCCACGCGCGGGGCCACGTTCTCGAAGAAATCCGCCATCGGCCCGCCGCCGGTCTGCAGGAAATCCCCCACCCGGTCGTTCACGTCCTTCAGGATATCGGCCAGCTTCTCTTGCTCGATGCCAACCGTCCGCGCCCCCGCCGACCAGCGCTGCAGTGCCTCGGGCGTTGCATTGGCGACCTGCGCGAACTGCCGGATCTGCGCGGCGCTCTCGGCGGTGGATCGGACGATCAGGCCGAGCGAGGCCGTGGCGGCGGCAGCGGCAGCCCCAAGGGCGAGACCGGCACGGCGTGCGAAACTCGCCAACCGGGTGTTCGCCAGTTCCATCTCGCGCGACAGACGGCCGAAACCACGGGCACCGGCCTCGCCCACCCCTTCCAGTTCCGCGCGCACGCGCCGCCCGCCCTCCGCCACGAGGCGGACGGAGACCTTCTTTTCAGCCATTCCGGCGTCCTTCCATCTGCTCGTTCAGTTTGCGCACCATCACCGCCTCGATCTCGGGCAGCAGTTCGGCGGCGATCAGGGGCGCAATGCCCAGCGCCTGCGCCAATGAGAGCGCGGCACCCATGTCCCATCCGATGACGGCCCCCGGCGCGAGGCGCAGCTGGCCGCCGAGGCGCTGGGTCAGGTCCCAGACCTGCCAGCCCTCGACCGTCATCGGCCTGTTCAGTCTTGCGGGGCAGTCGGGGCAGGGGCCCGCGCAGGCCGCGCAATAGTCGTCGCCCCCGCCGAAGGACCAGTCGGCGAGGGCCCGGAGGCGTTTTTTTCCTGATCCAGCATGAGGCCGCGGGCGACGTATTGCGCCTGGAAGGCTTCGAACACCGGCCAGATTTCCAAGAGAGCGTCGATCCCCGCCGGGCTGACGGGCACGAGGTTGCCTGCCTCGTCACCAACGCCGTCCCATTCCAGCACCGCCTGGCGCGCGACGGCCTTGGCCATGGCCAGCGCCATGTCCTCCTGGCTGGAACTGTCCGACAGGCCGTCGATCATCGGGTCCGCGCGAGCGGAGACCATGAGCGCGGTGGTCAGTGGGGCCACCAGCACGCGCAGTCCGGGCAGGAGGTCCAGCCATTCAGGGCGGTTCGACAGGTTCAGGCGGATCATGGTCAGTATCCCGTGACAGTGTTGACGAGGACGGCGGTGCACATGCGGGCGGGGCTGGTGGCCTTGGCGGCCTGCCAGTCGAAGGTGGCCTGGATGCCCTGGGGTCCGGGGATCTCGATCCGCGGGACGGGCAGGTAGACGGCATGGGCGGTGAAGGTGTAGCTGGCGTTCGCGCCGAGGCTGTAGGCGAACTCCAACTCGCAGGGTGTGCCGTCGATGGCTTGTGTCACCAGCGCCGAGTCCGCGAAGCGCACCTCGATCCGGCCGGTCAGGGCCGCCATGCCGGGATCGGCGCCTTCGATCTTGCCGTCGTTGCGGATGGTCTCGATCCGGTCGAGGCCGTTGGCATAGGTGATCTCGGCCGAGACGACATTGCCCAAGGTGGTGCCATTGCGCTTCACCACCCCGTTGAAGTGGCCGAAGCGCTGCAAGCCCAGAGCGGTGGGCGTCCCCGCGGCCGTGGTGGCCGCGATGGCCTCGCCTTGGGCGATCAGCCGTGCAGTCGCAGTCAGCAGGCCCGAGCGGTTCATCTGCCAGGACAACTGGTCCACCACGCAACCAGCATACATCGCAAACCGCGGCACCTCCGGCATCGCCACCTCGATGGCCATGGAGGGCAGGGTCCAGTTCCCGGACTGGAACGTGTGGGTCTTGGGCGTGGTCCCGGTCGTGGTCGGGGCGCCTAAGGCCGCCTTCAGCCAGAAGCCGAAGGCCTCCACATCGATCGGCACCACCACTTCGCCATCGGCGGTGACGGCGTCTTTGATGGGGGCCAAGGGATCTCGGCCGTAGCCCAGCAGCTCGGAATTCAGCAGCGGCTGTTCCGCGCCCAGTGTGGTGCGGGCAAAGGGCATCAGCCGATAGCCGCTGGCGGGCGGGGTGCCGTAAACCGTCTCGAACGCAAGCGCCATCTGCGCCCGCGCGCCGTGAGCGCGTGCCATGGGGGTCTCCTATGTGGGGGGTGTCAGGCCAGAGGGCCGGTCGTGGTGTAGTGCAGGACGATGGTGATGACCGCCGCCTTCAAGGCCGCGGCACCCTCGATGGGCAGGTCGACCGATGCCGGGGCCTCGGGTTCGACCCAGTCACAGAGGCCGCCAAGCGTCCGGTCGGCTTCAAGCGCCGCGCCGATGGCAGCTATCAGGTCGTCGAAGGCGCTGGCCCGGCCGGTGCCAGCCTGAACGACGATCTCCAGCTCGGCCCGGTGCTGGTAGTGACAGCGCAGCGGTGACAGCGTCACTTCCGGCTCGCCCGGCTGGCCGTCGCGCAGGATGATCAGCCCGGCCGCCGGGATCCGTTCGGGCAGCACCTCGTCACGCAGGGTGAGGGCGGCAAGAGGCTGCAGCCGCGCGTGCAACGCGGCGAGGACGAGTTCGCGGGTGGTGGGCATGAGGAAACTTCTTAAAGGTGCCGACTGCGTTTATTAATAGAATCCCCATTGAGGCAAAAACCTATTCGCCTACCACGAAGCTCATCAAGGGTAAGAAATTTAGAGCGCGACTTCGTTCAATTCCCGGAGTATTGCTCGGCCTTCATCAGAAAGGACGCCCACGCGTTCAGTGATCTGTTTGGTCAAATATTCGAGTGCCACTCTCCCATCACACTGTGCGTCAATCAGCGCGGAAGATTCTCGTGGATGTAGTCTGTTGCTAGTAAGTGCAATGCCGCGAAACCAGCTTAATCTAGAGTAAACAAACGCTGCATGAATCGCTCTGTCGATTGGCCAGTGAGTGCTTCGCCAAGGTATGAAAACCTGCTCATTCACGGCACTCCGCTCCTGCACCAAAAGGCTGTTTAGTGTCAAATAGCTTGTCAACTCTTGATGGCAGCACTCATGAAAAATGTTCTCCTGAAGAGCGTAAAGTCCAACATGCTGGATCACAGTCTTCGGAGGGATATGTCTAATTGCCTTCTTCGAGATAAATATACAGTAAGGGATCGAGGGAATGGCAACAGAAGTCACTTCGTTTATTTCCGAAGCCACTCTGGAAACCCAAACAAATAGCCTGCACCAGTTCACGATGTGCGAGAGAGCTTCCGGATTGTACCGCTGTAGATCTGCTAATGCTTCATCCACCCAGGAAAAAATTCCGGTTGAACGGACGGCTTTATGTCCACCGAGAGGGAGTGACATGAAACAAGCTTCATCCAGCCCATCCGTGGCGCATTCGATCCCTGCGACTGTTCGCCGAGCATTACCCATGCGCCCAGAGAAATAGCCTTGAGGAAACTCATGGTCGCTTGGGCATGTTCCCTTGAGGGTTTGGTAGCAAGCGAAGGGGGCACCTGCAGCAACAAAGTCAACAGCTTTGGTACTGGCCCCTAATGAAGCAGCCAAATTGCTAAGACTTTGTGATAACTTGTTTGGTTCTACCAGTTTATTCAGGTTCAATCTTTCCTCTCGGGTCTCCCATGGCCTCAAGCATCTGAATTGTAGAGCCAGATCGTAATTCAACGGGAGCCATGCTCACAATAATCTGATACAGCTGATCAATCTTCTCCATAGGGTTGGAATCATCTGGCATCAACTGAGTAAGGCGCTCATTGATCTTCTCGAGCTTCTTGTGAGCGGGTTGGAGTTGTTCGAGGTCAGGTGACCGCCCCTCAACAACGCGAGCTAGTCTTTCGATACGCTCAAGAGGCGAGAGTGAAGGGTCTGGCAGCAGTTCGTATAGTTTCTCAGATATCGCAGCCAAGTCAGCCGCAGCTTTCCGATTAAACGCAAGAGGCATCTCTGGATCTGGAACCATATGGTCCAATCGCTGCGTCAGGTTCGCGGCTCGCCGAACAATCTCGTCCATGTGCACCCCCTTCTGTCACGTTGCTCTCTTGTCCAAGAGTGCATCATTGAACGTTGTCTGAGTCAAACTCTCCTTTGCCGTCATCTCAACATTTCAGTGTATAGATCGTCCCACCCTGCCACGATCCGCCCCGGCACGCCGTCGATGGCCTGCTCGGCATCGCGCGCCAGATCGAGCCGCTTGCGCAGCTTGACCTGCGGCACGAGAAGGAAGATTGGCACCGTGGTCAGCCCACGACCAGTTTTCGCGCGGGAGGCCACGGCGCGTCCCTTGCTGTTCAGTCGCCCCTCGGCCACCAGCAGGCTCGGACCCCGGCGCCGGTAGATGAAGCGCAGCCGCAGCCCCGTGCGGCGTTCCCATTCGCCGGGGGTGATCCGGCCGCCGCGGGTGGACTTGCCTGCGGCCGGGGTCGGGATGGCCAGCCAGAACCCGTTGCGCGACCGTATCAGCGGTCCTGTATCATGCGCGCCGACGATCACCGGGGCGTTGGACCAGACCAGCGCCGCGGCGTTCAGGCTTTCGCCGCCCTTGGGATAGGTGGCCAGCCGGATCGAGTTGCCGAGCCGGGTACCGAGCCCCGCGCCGGTGATCTGGCCGCGCCACGCGGATTTCAGGCCCGCGCCCGCCTCGCGCATGGCGGTGGCAACGGCCTTTTCACCGGCAGCGATTTCCGCCTGCATCAGGGTGGCGAGGTTGGGGTTGATCTCGAGTTTCAGCTTCATGCTGGCCTCAGGTCCAGCGTCCAGATCAGCCGTTCCCGGTCGCGCAGCGGTTCCCCTTGGATGATATGGCTGCCCGCGCCAATGACGATCACGTCGCCTGGGCGCGGGGCGGGCAGGTCGGCCACGCGGACGTCCACCACGGTCGAGTCGCTGACGAACCGCCCCGCGCCGAAGTCGGTGACGTGGTCGGGTGCGCGGCGGATGATGCGGATCGGGCGTTCCTCCGACGTGGTGGCCGAGATCCAAAGGGCCGGGGCCGCCATGGAGGCATGGGTGAAGATGCGGTCCATGGCGGCGGCGAAGACGGACATGACAGATCAGTTCGAGCTGTGGATCCGGACGGCCAGCCGGGGCCGCTTGTTCACCGGCAGGATCGAGGCCTCGGTCATCACGTCGATCCAACGGCCCTTCTCGTCGAGATGCTGGCGGGCGTAGAGGGGCAGGCCGATAGTGTTGGCGGTCTCCAACAGGTTCGCCGGGCCGCCATAGGTGGTGAAGGTGTCCATGGTGCCGAGCGGGAAGGCGATGCCCTCGTTCGCCGGGACCAGCCGTTCGGTCGCCTTGGTCGAGAGCGTGACGGTGCCCGAGTATTCCTCGAACAGGATGCCGCCGAAGGGGAAGTTGCGGCGGACATCCTCGCGCAGCGGCTGAGCGCCAGTCGAGGCGTAGAACTTGTAGGCCTCTTCCGTCTTCGGATGCGCGATCAGCTTGTCGAAGAACTCCCGGCTGACCAAGGCATGGACCGAGGTCATGGCCTCGCCCAGAAGGTTGTCCTCGATGGCGCGCAGAACCTCGCGGACCTTGTCCTGCACGTTGGTGCCAGCCGTGCCCAGCACGAAGTCGACGGAGATCTGCGCGAGGCCGAATTCGGTGAAGTAGTTGTAGAGGGTGGTTCCGGCGCCGTCCTTCACGATGCCGCGGAGCGCGTTCATCTCCATGTATTCTCGCGTCTGGGCATGCTTGCGCCGCATCAGCAGAAGTTTGCGGTTCATCACCTCGACGAGGGGATCGGCCGCATCGAAGGCGCCGCCCAGCGCGGGTTGCCCCTGGATGTCGGCGGGCAGGACCACATCGTCATGCGGGATCCACGGCAGGGCGAAGGACCGCATGGACCGGCCTTCGCGGGTGCCGACTGTGGCTGGGCCGCCGAGGGGGACGGAGGGCAGAAGGCTCAGGACGCCTTCGTACTGCTCGATGATGACCGAGCGCTGGCTGACCCCTTCGAAGCGGAAGAGGCCGATCTGGGCGAGGCGGGTGTAGAGGTTGGGCAGGATGTTGATGGCCTGCGTCATCTCGGCCAGCGAATAGCCGCCAGCGTCGAAGGGATTGCGGACGAGGGTCATGGGGATGCTCCGGGGGATAAGGGGGATCAGACGCCGTCACGGGCGATGATGCCGACGGCGGCCAGCTGGGTGATCTTGGCGGCGATCTTGGTGCCGTCATCGACGGTGGCGCCGTAGGCGAGGGCGGCGCGCGAGACGATGGCGGGGCCGCGGACCAGCACGATGCCGATGGCATCGGCCAGCGTCGCGTCAACGGCATAGAGCAGGACGGCCGTGGCGACCTGCGAGCCGTCGGCTCCGGTCGCGGGCGACAGGGTAAACTTGCCGCTGGCCGTGATTTTCCCGAGCACCGAGCCGACGGGATAGGGCATGCCCGCGAGCAGCGTCACCACCTCGCGGGTGTAGTTCGGGTTGACCTCATATTTGAGGACATCGCCCATGCTGGGCGGTTCCGTCAGGACGGGCATGGTTCAGTCTCCAGGATGTTGGGGGATGGGGGCGCCCAGCGCGGGCAGAATTGTCAGCGCGAGGCAGCGGCCGATTTCTTCGCGGCCGCGACGATGGGGCTTTCCTTCGCGCCAGCCGCCGGGGCCGTGGCGATGATGGCCGCGGCATCACTGCGCGCGGCAAGATCGGCCAGCACCTTCGCGCGCAGCGCTTCGGGTTTCACACCCTTGGTGACTGCGTCTGCGGCATCGATCTGGATGCCAAGGCGAGCCGCCTGCGCGCAGACCTGTGCGACCTCGGCCGCCTCGGCGCGGATGGCTTCGGGCGACATCGCGGCCGCTGTGGTTTGCGGCGGCGCGACTGCCGCGGGCGGGGCCGGTTCCGGCGGGGTGCTGGCGGCGGGCGCAGTTGCAGGCTGCGCATGGTCTTCGGGGGCAGTGGTCATCATCGGGCCCTTTCCTTTGGGTGGGGTTGTTCCGCGGGGTGCGGCGGCGAAAGCGCGGAAGGCAGTGACGGGATCGGCCACCTCGTCGGCAAGACCGGCGAAGACGGCCGCCTCGCCACGGAAGACGGCGGCCTCGGTGCCGAGCGCCTGAAGGGTGTCGAGGCGACGGCCGCGCCCTTCGGCGACGGTTTCGGCGAAGAGCTGGCGCAGGTCTTCAAGTTCGCCCGCGATCCGCGTGCGGACGGCCTCGGGCAGCGGCTGATACGGGTTCGCATCGACCTTGCGCGCGCCTGCATGGATCAGCGTGACGGCGATGCCCTTCTGGTCCAGCGCCCCGCTCATGTCGCTGTGCATGGCCACGACACCGATGCTGCCGACAGCGCCGGTGCGGGGCAGGATGATCCGGTCGGCCTGGGAGGCCAGCGCATAGGCGGCCGAGAGGGCATGATCGGCGACGAAGGCATGGACTGGCTTCTGCGTCCGGGCGGCTCGGAGTCGGTCGGCTAGGTCGAAGGCCCCTGCGACCTCGCCACCGAAGCTGTCGATATCGAGGGCGATGCCGCGGATCGCAGGATCGACCAGCGCTGCCTGCAACTGCGCCGCGATCCCCTCGTAGGAGGTCAGCCCCGACGACTGCCCGATCCAAGCCCCGCGATGCACCAGCGTGCCCGCGATCTCGATGACTGCGATCCCGTCCACCACAGTGAAGGGCTGGCTTCCGTTCCGCGCCTGGCGGCTGGTCAAGTCGTCGCTGAAGAGAGAGGCGCGGGCAGGGAGTGCGGCGGTGGCCTGATCTGCGGGATTCACGGGCATTCCCTCGACCGTGATTTCCCTGCCGGTGATCCGCGGGCCGAGCCCGGTCAGGAAGGCCAGCGCCTTGGCGGGATCGACCATCAGGGGCGTGTTGAAGACGCGCTGGGCGATCTGGGTGTGATGCATCATGCGTCCTCCGCGGGCCGGGGTTCTCGGCCCTCGCCATCGTCTTCCTTGTTGTTGCCGTCCTGCTGATCTTGCTGCCGGTCCTCGGCATCACCTGACCCAGCGCCGCCATCGACCGCCTGCGCGGGCGATCCTGGCCGCCGGAAGTCGAGCCCCAGTTCCGCCTCGCGCTTGCGTTCGGCGGCGATCTCGCGGTCGACCTGTTCGGCGTCATAGCCGCGTTCGGCGATGGCCTGCGTGCGGGATTTCAGGCCTGCTTCGATCTGCAGGATCTCCGCCGCTGCATCCTTGGCCGGGTCGATCCAGTCCCACTTGGTCGGAAGCCAGTCGCAGGCGAGGTATGCGCGCCGGTCGGTGGCATAGCCCGGCAGGTCGATGGCACCCGCCAGCACCGCCATGTCCATCCAGCGCGTCCAGACGGCGCGGCAGAGCTGGTAGACCATCACGGAATGCTGGAAGGCGGAGATGCGGCGCCGGAAGTCCACCAGCGCGATCCGGGTGTTCGAGAAGTTCCCCTTCGCGGTGTCGCCCGTCAGATAGCCATAAGGCACGCCCAGCGCCGCGCCGATCTGCAGCAGTGTCCGGTACTGGAACGGCTCATAGGTGCTGCCGGAATCCGGCGTCGAGGGCGTGGTGACATCCTCGCCGGGGTCAAGCCGTACCACCTGGCCGGGTTCGACCTCGAGATCGTCCTCCGCCGGATCGAGCGCGGTTTCTGGGGCGGGGGAGGTGATGAACATCGCGAACATCGCCGCGGTCTTCTTCCGCTCCAGCTCCGCATCGTCGTAAAGATCGAGGGTGAAGAGTTTCACCACGGCCGCTGCAAAGCGCGACACGCCCCGCAGCTGGCCCGCCTCGACGGGGTCGAGGATGTGGATGACCTCGGAAGCCGGAACCCGCACGGTTTCCCCGGCCAGCCCCGGATCGGTCATGTCGCCTGGATGGCGGCGCAGGAAGTGATAGGCCACGCGCCGCCCGATCCCGTCGAACTCGATGCCCTGCCGGATTGATCCCGCGCCGGGCAGACCGCGGGTCATGTCCTGGGGCAGCATTTCCGAGGGCAGCATCTGCAACTGCATCGGCACGGTCAGTCCGTCCTCGGGGCGCCGCGTCCGGATGCGCAGGAACACCTCACCCGCCAGAAACACCTCGCGTGCCGCCCGGCGCTGCAGCCCGAAGAAGTCCGTCAGCCCCTCGGCATCCGCCTCGTCGGTCCAGGCGAGCCAGAGCCTCTGCAATTCCTCCTTCTTCGTTGCATCCGCGATCTTCGATGAGGGCTTGATGCCGTCGCCGACGACATGGTTCGCGAAGGCGTCGACCGCGTTGGCCGCGTAGCCGTTGTTCCTGACCAGCCAGCGCGCACGTGCGGTGATCGTCTCGCCCGAGGTCGCGATCAGCGTGTTCACATGCGCCCGGGTGGCCCGGAACCCGCGCATGCGGCGGTGGGACTGCGCGGCGTCAAACCCGCCGATGATGGACCCGAGGCGGGCGCGGAAGGCGTCGAAGACCATGGTCACAGACCCTTCGTGGCGACCGTGCCCCAGCGGCGGCGGCGTGGCGTGGCCGAAGCCGCTGCAACCCGTGCCTCGAGATCGCGAACGGCCGCCGCCAGTTCGGCATCCGAGCCATAGGTCACCGTCTTGCCGTCGTAGCTGACGCTGCGCAGCCCGGCGAAGCGGGCTTCCTGCAGCGCGGTCAGCAGGGCCTGCATGCGTTCCAGGTCCATCAGTCCCTCATGAAGTTCGGGGTGTAGGCCCGCCGTTTCCGACGTGGCGTGGTCAGGGTTCCGGCCTTGGGCTGGGCCGGGTCCTGTGTAGCGATGTCGGTCGCGGTGGCCGAGGGCATGCGCGTTTCGACGCCCGCCTGCGCCTCGAGTCGCCGCCAGGTGGCTTCGTCCCAGCGGTCAGCGCCGAGGATCCACGCCGCGGCGCGGGCATAGACCCGGCAGTCCAGCGCCTCGTTCCGCTCGCGCATCTTCTGCCATTCCTGGTGGGCATAGCCGCGCTTGTTGCGGATCGTGACCAGCTGCTCGGCCACCAGCTGCTTCAGCCATTCGGTGTCAGCCCAGCCCGGAAGGTGGATCGTACCGGGCGCGTCGAGCACTCCGGTGGCGCGATCCTCGTCCGAGGGCCGTTCGATCCGCAGGAACCTGTAGGTCTCGGCCTTGAACGTCGCCGTGGCCACCGACCAAAGCCGTGCACCGCGGCGCAGCCGTTTGCCGCCGATGGTTGCGTCGACATAGGTCGGACCCGACACCGGTGCGGCGCGGTTGAAGCCCTCAAGCCCCTTTAGCGGCGCCACTTGTTCGAACCCAACCTTGCGCGACCAGGCATAGACAGCTGCGGCTTCGTACCCGGTGTCGATGCCCAGCCGCGCCACGGTCATGAAGGCGCCGTTGGCATGCTGCCAGCTGCGCCCGAGCAAGGCGGTCAGCTTGTCCCATGCGGCCGGATCGTCAGGTCCGCCCGGGATGACTATGTGATCGACAAGCCAGGATTCGAGCCCGCGGCCCCAGGCCCAGATATCGACCTCGATGCGGTCCCTCTGGACGTCGGCACCCGCGGTCAGGAACAGCCCCGCCATCGGCACCGTGCCCGGCTTCCACGCCTCGCGGCGATCCGCCAGCCGCTGCCATTCCGGCGCGTCGCCGCTTTCGACCCACGTTTCCCCCAGAAGCGTGTTGCGCGCGGCGCGCAGCGTCTCGTCCGACCCTTGCGCCGCCAGCCATTCCCGCCCGACGTCGGACCAGCTTTTCCACCCAAGCGGCGAATAGAGCGCCGAGAGGTGGAAGCCGATGGCCTTCGGATCCTTGGAAACTGCTGTCGCCCGCCATTCGCCGCGGGCCAGCATCTCGGTCTTGTGGTGCTCTGCAATGGGACGCTCGCAACCCTCGCAGTGATAGGCGGCGGTCTCCGGCTTCCCCTTCGCCCAGCGCAGCCGGTCGAACTGCAGCCATTGCATCGTCCCGCAATGCGGGCATGGCACGAAGTAGCGCCGCTGGTCCGATGCCTCGAATTCCCGCTCGATCCGGCTCAGACCCCGGATCGTGGGGGTCGAGACCATGAAGACCTTGCGTCGGTGCGAGAAGGTGGTGGTCCGCGCTTCGGCCAGCGTGACCGGATCGCCTTCCTCGTCGGCCGAGGCCGGGTAGGCATCGACCTCGTCGAGGAACACATATCGCGCGGGCATCGACCGCAGGCCGGTGGCGCTGTTGGCCCCGGTCAGTACAAGGATGCCGCCTGGGAATTCCTTCGACAGCATCGAGTTGCCCGCGTCCCGCGACCGCGCCGGGTTCACCCGCTCGCGGAGCGCCGGACTGTCCGAGATCAGCGGGTCCAAACGACCGCGTGACGTCCGCTTGGCCAGTTCCAGGCTCGGCAGCACCGCCAGCATCGGCCCCGGCGCATGGTGGATGACGAAGCCGATCCAGTTGTTCCCCGCCTCGGTCGCGCCCACCTGCGCAGCCTTCATGAAGGTGATGCGCTGCGCCGGATGACCGGGCGAGAGCGCATCCATGATCTCGCGCAGGTAGGGGGCGCGGGCGGTGCGATACCGCCCAGGCTCGGCCGCGCCCCGCGACGACAGCCAGCGATGCTGATCCGCCCATTCCGACACCGTCAGGTTCGGATCGGGGCGCAGCCCCTGCCGCCAGACCCGTAGCAGGTCCTCGGCGCCGTCGAAACCGAGGTCGAAGTCGGCCGTCGGGTCGTTGTTTTCATCCTCATCATGCAAGCGAGACCCGGAGGTCGGCGAGGGCGTCGAGCTGTTCGCGGACATGGGCTTCCAGCACCCTCTGCATGATCGCGGTCTCGATCGTCACCGATGCCCCGGATTGCCGTTCCACCTCCGCCATGATCTGCGCCGCCATCAACGCGGCCACCCGTCCGGGCCAGGTCACCCAGACATCCCGTTCCTGCCGCGCCAGGCGGAAGACGAGGGTCTCCGCCCGTGCGCGGTCGACAAGCGCGCCCTTCTTCTTCTGAACCGCCAGCTGACGTTCCTGCGCCGCGTAGACCGTCAGCGCCGTGCGGGCCTTGATGTAAGATGTCGTGTCGCCGGGGCCGCTGGCGAGGGTTTCGCCGCCCAGCGACCGGCGCTGCTGGTCGGGGTCGGTCATCTCGGCCCGGCGCACATCCGAGGCCGCGGCGTTGATCGAGCCATCGTCATGGACCACCAGCCGCCCGTTCTTGCGCGCCTTCTGCACCCCGCCGCGGGAGAGGCCGGAATGCGCCGCATACTCGCGTTCGCTCATGCCCTTCATGGCGCAGATAGTCCGATCAACCCAATGATATTGCTTGGTATTCAGTTGATTAGAGGACGCGACAGAGCGAGTCTGATCCCTAGGGAACGATGCAACTCACCGAAGGATGCCACCGCCATGACCACCCGTCGCGCCGCCGACAATTCCAAAGCCCTCGACGCCTTCATCGCCGCCAAGGCCGAGATCGACACCATGCTGGAGCGCCTGAAGGCCCTCAGCGATGACCATTTCGAGACCCACCCCGACGAGATCAACTGGGGGCATGTCGGCACGCTGAAGCATTATGCGGACCTGCTGCGCCAGATCAGCGATAGCGTCTTCAAGGAAGGCGAACACGCCGCCTGACGCGCCCACGTGGCACGACGGCCGCCCCGTCTGGTGATGGGGCTTGCCTCCGTAGAAGGCGCGCACGCCGCGCGCCACAGCGCCCGGAGGCCTCGATGACCACCCCGTCCGACACCCAATCCCTGATCCTGTCCCGCGCCGCGACCCGGCCCGGCAACCTCGCCCTACCGCTGCCCGGGGGGCTGGTCGGCGCCGCAGCCAAGATGGTTGTCGGCAAGATGATCGCCCGCGGCTGGCTCGAGGAGGTCGAGGCAAACCTGCGGCGCGGCGAGCCGATGTGGCGCGAGACCGGCGACGGCCACGGCACCACGCTGATCGCGACCGAGGCCGGGCTGGAAGCCATCGGGATCGAACCGCTGGTGGCCACCGCTGTCGCCAGCGCGCGGAAGGCGAGGCCGAAGCAAGAGGCAGAGCGCACGCCCGACGACACCGACAACGCGACGCCCGTCGCCATCCGCGCTGGCACCAAGCAGGCGCAGATCATCGCCATGCTCCAGCGCCCCGAGGGCGCGACGGTCGCCGAGATGGTCGAGGCCACCGGATGGCTGGCCCATACCGTCCGCGGCTCGATCTCGGGCGCCTTGAAGAAGAGGCTGGGCCTGCCCATCAGCGCCGAGAAAGACAAGGGCAGGGGAACCGTATATCGCCTCGTCAAAGAGGCGATTTCTTAGGCGGAAGCCAAATGGGTTTCAGTAGGGCCCGCCTATGTGCATAGGCCAGCCCAAGGACGAACATGCCGCCACCACTCCAAAGGAGTGAGAACCCTGATCGGCAATAGCCTCAACTGGTCGCGCTTCTTGATAATTGTCCGCCGATCTCTTGTGCAGAAGACGTCACATTCGAGGCCGACTGCATTTCCAATCAGTTCCCGATCCGCCTTGTCCGGCAGTCGGCGGGTGAAAGGAGCATCGATCATGCGCCGCCCGACCACGGAAGCGTAAGCGTTCGCTTCGTCTTCAGGCGAAATCAACTCTACAGCGAAGTCTCGCAGCCGCTGGCGGTGTTCGGGATCGGGCGTATTGTCAACCTCATCAAGCGTCTTTCGGGATGCCATGATCGCCCAGTTTGCCCGCCTGCCAACGTAGAAGATGTGCATAAGCGCTTCGAGGTCCTCTGCAAGTAACGCGTCCTCGATACTCGGTAGCGGCTGCTGCTCGAAAATCTGGTCTGGGTAATTCACGAGCAGGTTCACAACATTCGTGTCGAGAAAAATCCGCCCGGGAACGGCCTCATAGGGATAGACCCTGCAATCCGCACTATGTTCGGCCTCACTGCGATAAAGGATCCAGCGCTGTCTGGTTTCATCCCAATGTTCGATTCCCAAGGGTCCACCATCTCATCTGGAAGCTGACGACAGGGAGAATAGACTTGGTCTGAGGTTGATCCAAGCCTCCAACGGCTTGCCAAAATGGCGCTACTCCGCCGCCAGGACAGCCTTCAGCCCCGTCGCCATCTCCCACCGCCGCACGGCGACGTCGCAATAGACTGGGTCCAGTTCCACCGCGCGGCAGCGCCGCCCGGTGCGTTCCGCGGCAATCAGCTGCGTGCCGGAGCCGCAGAAAGGTTCGAACACCAGGTCGCCGGGATCGGTGAAGGCCTCCAGCACCGCCTCGACCAGCGCCACCGGGAACACGGCCGGGTGCGATCCGGCCGCGCCCAGCCCGCCCTTGTGGCGCATTATCCGGAATACGCTGTCCGGAATGCGGTGGCTCTGGATCGCGTTGCCGTATCCGGTCTTGCGGTGGACCGTGCCGTCGGCCCCGCGCAACCCGCCGCCGCCGAGGGTTTCGCCCGCGTGCTTGCTTTCGACCGTTTTGTTCGGTTTCCGAGGCTGGCGGTTGAAGTGGAAGATGAACTCGTGCGAGGGCGCGAGGCGGCCGTTCCAGTCGCCGGGCAGGCCAGGCCCCTGGTCCCAGACATACCAGCCGAAGCGCCGCCAGCCCTGCGCGCGCATCCAGTCGACCCAGCTTTCCCAATACGGGATCCACTCGCCATCGCGATGGACGAGGCCGAGGTTCACCAGCAGCTGGGCATCGGCGGTGACGGGCGCCGCGGCGAAGGCACCCTGCATCAGCGCATCCCAATCGCCGACCTTTTTCTTCGCCGCGCCATAGTCGCGCTGCTGGGCGTAGGGCGGGGAGGTGAACATCAGCGCTGCCTGCGCCCCATCTATCAGCCGCGCCACCACGGCCGGGTCGGTGGCATCGCCGCAGATCAGCCGGTGATCGCCCAGCGCCCAGATGTCGCCGGGGCGCGTGATCGGGTCGGCCGGGGCCTCCGGGATGGTGTCGGCGGTGTCGTCGCCGATGGGCGCGCGGTCGTCGGCGTCATGCAGCAGGGCATCCAGCTCGTCCTCGGGGATCCCGATCAGTCCCAGGTCGAAATCCTCGGCCATCAGGCCCCGCAGTTCCTCGAGCAGAAGCGCCTCGTCCCATCCGCCCAGTTCGGTCAGCTTGTTGTCGGCGATCCGATAGGCCCGGCGCTGCGCCTCGGTGAGATGGCCCAGCACAATGACTGGCGCCTCTGTCAGCCCCAGTTGCGCGGCGGCCAGGACCCGGCCATGGCCTGCGATCAGCTCGCCGTCGCCTGCGACGAGGCAAGGGACGGTCCAGCCGAATTCGGCCATGCTGGCGGCGATCTTGGCCACCTGGTCGGCGTCGTGGGTCTTGGCATTTCGCACATAGGGCCTGAGACGCGCCAACGGCCAATGCTCGATCCGTCCGGGCAGGAGAGGCGCGTTCATGCGGCGAGCCGCTTCGCCTTGAGGGCGGCGAAGGTCTCGCCGGTTTCCACCAGCACTGCCTCGACGCCAGTAAAGGACTGCCAGCGCTCGATGGCGACGTCGACGTAGGCGGGGTTCAACTCGATCCCAAAGCAGACCCGGCCGGTGGTTTCGGCCGCGATCAGCGTGGTGCCGGAACCCATGAAGGGTTCATAGACCGCCTGACCCGGGCTGGAATTGTTCAGGATCGGCCGCCGCATGCATTCCACCGGTTTCTGTGTGCCGTGCACGGTGTCGGCATCCTGATCCCGGTTGGCGATCTGCCACAGCGTGGTTTGCTTGCGGTCCCCCGCCCAGTGGCCCTTTCCCTTGGCGCGGACGGCATACCAGCAGGGTTCGTGCTGCCAGTGATAGTCGCCGCGGCTGAGGACGAGCCGGTCCTTGGCCCAGATGATCTGTGACCGGATCGCGAATCCCGCGGCCACCAGGCTGTCCGCCACGGTCGCGGCATGCAGCGCGCCGTGCCAGACATAGGCGACATCGCCGGGGAACAGCGCCCATGCTTCGCGCCAGTCGGCCCGGTCGTCGTTCAGCACCTTGCCGGTGCGTTTTGTCTTCGCCGCGCCCGCCTGGTTGCGCCAGGAGGGATCATACTCCACGCCATAGGGCGGATCGGTGACCATCAGCAGGGGGCGGACATCCCCGAGCAGGCGCCCAACGACATCGGCGGCGGTGCCGTCGCCACAGATCAGCCGGTGTACGCCCAGTTGCCAGAGATCGCCCGGCACCGACACCGGCTTGCCGGGAAGCTCCGGAACATCGTCCTCGCCCTCGACCGGGCCATCGCCGCCCAGCGCCTCGGGATCCCGCAGGAGTGCGTCGAGGTCATCATCGCTGATGCCAAGCAGCGTCAGGTCGAAATCCTCGGCCAGAAGCCCGGCGATCTCGTCGCGCAGCAGCGCCTCGTCCCATTCGCCGAGTTCGGTCAGCTTGTTGTCGGCGATGCGGTAGGCCCGGCGTTCGGCGTCGTCGAGGTGGCTGAGCCGGATCACCGGCACCTCGGTCAGACCGAGCATGGTGGCGGCCAGCACCCGGCCGTGCCCCGCGATCAGCTCGCCGTCGTCGGCCACCATGCAGGGCACGGTCCAGCCGAACTTGGCCATGCTGGCGGCGATCTTGGCCAACTGATCGTCGCCATGCATCTTGGCATTGCGGGCATAAGGGCGCAGCCGGGCAATCGGCCAAGTTTCAATCTGGCTCGGCGCGAAGACCAGGTCCATGGGATGGGGCTCGGGATGGGGAGGACGGAAAATGAAAAGCGCCCGCGAGGGGGATCCTCCGGGCGCAATTCTTCGATGATCAAGGGGTAGGTCAATGGGAGCAGGTCTGTCAAGCCGAAAAGTGAAGCGGATTCAACGGCTTCTAACGAATTGGCTTCCCAGGGTGGCTTCTGGCCTCCTGGCTTCCCCGGAGGTGGCTTCCCTGGCTTCCCACGGGGAATCCACCCCGGCCAGATCGTGATTCCGCAAGCCGCTGATCTGACTCACGAATTTCGGCATCAGGTCGCAAGGTGGCTTCCGCCTGGCTTCCCCGGTGAAAATGCCTCACGCTAGCGAACCGCCGCGCTGCGCCCCCCCGCATACGTTCGAGGCCGGGGAGGAACCAGAGGAGGGGGCCCCTGTTGGTGCGACCCTCTTATGGGGTTCGGCACGCATCAGTTTGAAATAGCTCGTTCCCACTCCAGTATTCCATCCGCAGGTAGGGTCGCAGCGAAAGCCTGACAGTGGGTCCATCATTCGTGGTCAGTGCCACCACCACATGTCGCGCCTCTGTTTCCTCCACCGCGAGGACGCGGTAGAGCGTGGTCCCTTCGGGTACGTCCAGTTGGATGTTTGTATCGCCGTCGCTGAAACGTACCTGGTATTCACGGCGAGGGTTTTCGCAGATCAGCTGGTAAGTCTCTGCCGTTGCGGGGCCTGCCGATGCGGCAACGGCGAGAAGAGCGGTTAACAGGGATGAACGGCAAACGAACTGCAAAGCGCTTCAACTCCTCGAGATATGCTTTTAATTCGGCCCGCATCATCAGCCCGACTGATTGAGACCCTGTGACCAGTCACACATCACAGTGCCATCTCCGAAAGCATCGCTTCTGCCTGTGCCAGAACGCCCCGCACTGCCGCTTCCTCGAGGTCAGGGGGATAGCCATACTTCCGGAGGATACGCTTGACGAGGACCCTCAGACGTGCGCGCGCGCTGTCGCGGTGCGCCCAGTCGATGCTGACGTTGGCCTTGAGTCCCTTCAGCAGTTCATGGGCGATGATTTTCAGCTGGTCGTTGCCGAGGACGTCAATCGCACTCTGATTGTCGGCCAGCGCATCATAAAAGGCGACCTCTTCGGGTGTCAGCCCGGTTTCTTCGCCACGGTTTCTGGCGTCGCGAACGTCTTTGGCTAGTGCGATCAGCTCCTGAAGAACCTCGACCGTGCTGATGGCATTGGTGTGGTAGCGCGCGATAGCTTCCTCAAGCCGTTCCGAGAACTTGCGGGTCTCGATCACATTCGACCTACTGCGCGACCTGATCTCGTCGGCCAACAGTTTCTTCAGAGCTTCGAGGGCCAAGTTCTTCTTTTCCAACTGGCCGACCTCGGCCAAGAACTCGTTGGAGAGTATGGAAATGTCGGGCGACGAAAGCCCGGCCGCAGACAGGATATCGACGATATCAGTCGAGGCGACGGCCTCGTTCACGATCTGGCGGATGGCAAGGTCGCGGTCGGCGGCCGAGCGACCGGACGTGTCCGCCGCCTTGACCATGGCCGCGCGCACAGTCTGGAAGAAACCGACTTCATCGCGGACGTCGCGGGCGGTGTCACTGGCGGAGCTGAGTGCAAAGGCCTTCGAGAGCGCCAGCACCGCATCCGGGTATCGGCGGTGCGCCGCCTTCTTGGCCTCCTTGTCGGTTTCGCGCTGTGCTGCCTCGTCCTGTTTGGCTAGGATCCAGTTCAACGCCTCTGCCAAAGTGACAAGCCGTTGGTGCGGGGTGCCGGTCAATCCGGCCGAGTAGTCGAAACCGTGGAACATGGAGCGCACTACATCCAGCCGCTCCAGCAGCGCGGCGACGGCTTCAGCTTCGTCGATCCCTGCCTGCTCCTGGTCCGACTTGGAATACTGGCCTAGGGCCGACTTCAGGTTCTGTGCGATGCCGATATAGTCGACGATCAGCCCGGCAGGTTTGTCGCGGAACACCCGGTTCACCCGGGCGATGGCCTGCATCAGCCCATGCCCGCGCATCGGTTTGTCGATGTACATCGTGTGCATGGAGGGGCTGTCGAAGCCGGTCAGCCACATGTCCCGCACGATCACCAGCTTCAGCGGGTCTTTCGGGTCCTTCGCGCGCTTGGCCAGCAGGTCGCGGCGAGCTTTGCTTCCGATATGGGGTTGCCAGGCCTCGGGGTCCGAGGCTGATCCGGTCATCACGATCTTCACCAGCCCGACATTGTCGTCGTCAGAATGCCATTCGGGGCGCAGCGCGATGATCTGGTTGTAAAGGTCCACGCAGATGCGGCGGCTCATACAGACGACCATGGCCTTGCCGTCCATCGCCTGCACTCGCGCCTCGAAATGGGCGACAAGGTCCTCGGCAACCATGCGCAGCCGCTTTTCGGCCCCGACAAGGGCCTCGACCGTGGACCATTTGCGCTTCAGGCGCTCCAGCTCGCTGACGGCTTCGTCCTCGGTCAGTTCTTCGATCTCGGCATCGACCTTTGGCTTTTCCTCCTCGGGCAGCTCGATGCGCGCGAGGCGGCTTTCGTAGTAGATCGGCACCGTCGCCCCATCCTCGACAGCACGGCTGATGTCGTAGACGTCGATGTAGTGGCCAAACACCGCGGGGGTGTTCACATCGTCCTGCTCGATCGGCGTGCCGGTAAAACCGATGAAGGACGCATTCGGCAGCGCGTCGCGCAGGTGCTTGGCGAAGCCATAGGCGATTTCGCCAGTCTTCTCGATCCGCGCCTTGAACCCGTATTGGCTTCGGTGGGCTTCGTCGGCGATCACCACAACGTTTCGCCGATCCGTCAGCAGCGGATAAGCCTCGCCTTTCTCGGGCACAAACTTCTGGATCGTCGTGAACACCACCCCGCCCGAGGCGCGAGACAGCGCCTTCTGCAGATCCCCTCGATTCTCGGCCTGAACCGGCGTCTGGCGGATCAGGTCGCGGCACATGGAAAAAGTGCCAAAAAGCTGGTCGTCCAGGTCGTTGCGGTCGGTGATCACCACGATGGTCGGGTTCTCCATCGCAGGTTCGCGCACCAGCTGCCCGGCATAGAAGGCCATCAGCAGGCTCTTGCCCGACCCCTGCGTGTGCCAGATCACCCCAACCTTGCGGTCGCCCCCGGAACGGCTGGCTTCCACCGTGCTGGCCACGGCCCGCTTCACGGCGTGGAACTGGTGATAGCCCGCGATGATCTTGGCAATGCCACCGGGCGCGTCGCCAAAGACTGTGAAATTCTGCATCAGCGACAGGAGGCGCGGCCGCGCGAAGACCCCGTCGATCAGCACCGACATTTCCGGCGCGCCCTTGGGGGCCACCTCGGCGCCATCGGTTGTGCGCCAGGGCATGAAGCGTTCCAGATCGGCGGTCAGCGAGCCGATGCGGGCCTGGATGCCGTCGGTCGTGACCAGAACGGCATTGGCGCGGAAGAGCGAGGGGATCTGCGCCTTGTAGGTCTGCAGCTGGTTGAAGGCCGCACCTAGTGTCGCTGTCTCGGCCCCCGGCTTCTTCACCTCGATCACGCCCACTGGAAGGCCGTTCAGGAACACCACCACATCCGGGCGGCGGTTGTTGCCGTTCTCGATCACCGTGAACTGCGCGATGGCCAGCCAGTCGTTCAGCGCATCCTCAGGGTCCACTAGCCGCACGGCATCGCCGCGGATCGTGCCATCCTCGGCCCGATACTCCACCGGAACGCCCTCGATCATGAACCGATGCAGGCGACGGTTTTCTTCGATCAGCGAGGGGCGGTCGCTGGCGATGATCCGCCGCAAGGCGTCCTCGCGCGCATCCTCCGGGATCTGAGGGTTCAGCCGGGCGATGGCGTTGCGCAACCGGCCGGCAAGGATGGTGTCGGAATAGGCCTCCCGCTCAGGTGCCGCGCCATCGGGACCGGAGACCGCGTCGTTCAGGCAGGCATAGCCCAGCGCTCCCAGTTGATCGATCAGGACGGATTCGACTTCGGCTTCGGTCAGCGTAGGCATCGAACCTCCGGCTTGATCGGTGTGTCCGGCTTGTCGGTCACTTTTGCACCACAAATCATTTTGTGGGTCAGTTTTCCTGCGCTTCCGACCCACAAGCTAGTTTGAGGCGAACAAGTGATCCTCAAAACGCGTCCCGCCCTTCGCAGATGTTCAGCAACTCCGGGAAGGCCAGCACGGCGGGCCGCCTGCCGCTGGATGCGCGGATTTCGCGCAACAGCCCATTGTCGCGCACCAACCGCAGGATGCGCTTGGCGGTTGGTTCGGGAATGTCGGCCTGCGTGACGAAATCGGAGGCTACGAAGATCGGGCGGCTGAAGAACCAGTCCAGCGCACGCACCCCGTATTGCGAACGGGTCGCCTCGACCATCCAGTCCTTGCGCGCCGTGTAAAGCGCATGGATCGCCTGCGCCTTGGCCTGGTTCGTGCCCGCCTGTTCGATGATCGCACGCAAGAAAAACCCGCACCAGCCAGTCCAGTCGCCATCGCGCGACACGGCCAGCAGGCGGTCGTAATATTCGTCGCGGTGGCTTTCCAGATATTCCGACAGATAGAAATTCGGCGCCGACAACAGGCCTTTGGATTTCAGGAACAAGGGGATGATCAGCCGACCCAGCCGCCCGTTGCCATCCAGAAACGGATGGATCGCCTCGAACTCGGCATGCAGGATAGAAAGCTGGATCAGCGCATCGGGCGCGGCGGCGTGGATATAAGCCTCCCAGGCAGTCATCGCGTCGGGAAGCGCCTCGGCGGAACACGGGATGAAGCGGGCCTGCTCGATGGTGCAGCCTTCGGGGCCGATCCAGTTCGGGATACGGCGATACTCGCCCGGTGCCTTGTTGCGGCCGCGCACGCCCTGCATCAGGCGTTCGTGGGTCAACCGGATCAGGCGCTGCGACAGTGGCAAGTCCTCCAGCAGGTGCGAGGCCTCGGCCAAGGCGGCGCGATAGTTCAGCACCTCGTGGATGTCGGCCTTCTTGGCGGTGCTTTCATCGCCCGGCTCGCCCTCGGCCTCGAACTCCAGCACCTCGCCGATGGTGGCCTGCGTGCCCTCGATCCGGCTGGACAGCACGGCTTCCTGTGTGGTCAGGGGCGAGAGCAGGACATTCGGGTTGGGGATGCCGTGCAGCACGCCCTCATAGCGCGCGACGGCGGCATTGGCCGGGCCGATCAGCGGCAGAAGCTGCGGCCAGTCGAGCGCCCCTGGCGGGAACTGACCCTGATGATAGGCAACGGCCATCACGCCACCTCCCTAGCGAGGGTCTCTGCCTCGGCCACCCGCAACTCCCCCGACATCAGGCGCGGCAGCAGGAGGTCGCGGGTCTGAGCGAGGGTGCGGGATTCGGCGCGATTGGCCTCCATGAGGTCGAGATTCGCCGAAACCGCGCTGCGGAAAGCGTTCAACACATCAGCTGGAGGAATGACGATGCCGGTTGCTGCCACGGCCTCCGGTCTCACTGCAGGATAAGCCCCACCATCGGCTAGATGCGCCAGCCGGTCGATGTTCTCTGGTGACGTGGCTGCGCACCACACAAACGCTTTGTCCCTCAAGTTCTTCGGGCGAAGGGCTGCAAAGCCGGTGCTCCCGGTCAAACTGTCCTCGCCGATGTAGCAGAACGAGCCATTTCCGGGGCGAACGGTGCCAACGATGGTGTCGCCTGCACGAAGTACCCGTCTTGCTCGGCTCGGCGCGTCGGCCCAAGCGTATTCTTCTACCTTGTCGATGCTGCCCCACTTGGTGTTGGCCAAATCGACATATGACACGCGCGCAGGGGCATTTCTCGCGGTCCAGCTTTCTGGGTTGAGCAACGCAAGATCAATGAGCGTGCCGACCTCCCACCCCTCCGGCTTGCCCTCGGCGTCGAGGCGGTCGGGGAAGAGAGACCAGAGGTCAGGGGAGAGGTAGGGGGCGCGGCCTTCCATCCTGGCGCGGGTGGGGCCGAAATCGACGAACCAGTCGCGGAACAGCGCCCGCGCCATGGCCTCGAGCGTGGCGTTCATCTTCCGGTTCAACTCGATCTTGTCATCCAGCGCCCCGAGGGTGGCGGCAATGGCGCGTTGTTCGGGGAGCGGTGGCAAGTCAATCTTCATCCGCCCAAATGCCGACTTGTTCAGGATCGGCTGGGCGGAACCACTCGCTGATCCCCGGATTTCGTCCTTTCGGGCGCTTAGGTTGTAGTAAATGAACAAGGGGTCATGGTCGCTGCTGGCAATTACACTGTTGATCTGTTGGTTGGTCACGCAACGGCGAGCCGCTATTGCAGCTTTCCCCATATCGGAGCCGATGCAAGAGACCATTACTGCGCGCGCAGGTATGATCGAGTTTCGGACTTTGGCTGCGCCAGTGTCGGAAAGGTAGCGCGCCACGTCTTCAATGATCCGCTGCCCCTGCATGTCGCTTGGAGATACGAAGGGGATGTTTCCGCCATAGTTTTCCGGCTCGGAGGTTGCCGGAGTTTTCCCAGTTACGATCCTGCCCAACTGGTCCAGTGTGGAAAGCTGCCACCCCTCCTTCAAAGCCCAACCCCCGCCAGCCGCGCCCGGATGGTCGCCGTAAATTCCTCAGCCTCGGCGAACTGCGCCTCCAACAGCTCCTGCAAGGCAGCGAAGCGTTCGGCAAAGGGCGTCTCGTCCTCCTCTGCCGCCTCGGCCCCCACATAGCGGCCCGGGGTCAGGACGTGGCCGTGAGAGCGGATCTCCTCAAGGCTCGCCGATTTACAGAAGCCCGGAACGTCGGCATAGCCCTCGCCCAGCCGCCAGGCGTGGTAGGTGTCGGCGATGCGGGCGATGTCGGCGTCGGAAAACTCTTTCCGCGTGCGATCCACCATGAAGCCCAGCTTGCGGGCGTCAATGAACAGCACCTCGCCACGCCGGTCGCGCAGCTTGCGGTCGCGCGCGATGCCGTTCGACTTGTCCTTGGCCAGAAACCACAGGCAGGCCGGGATCTGGGTGGAATAGAACAGCTGCCCCGGCAGGGCGATCATGCAATCCACCACCTCGCCCTCGATCATCGCGCGGCGCATCTCGCCCTCGCCACTTTGTGTCGAGGACATCGAGCCATTGGCCAGCACCACCCCCGCCGTGCCGGTGGGCGACAGGTGGTGCAGGATGTGCTGCAGCCAGGCGAAGTTGGCGTTGCCCGCAGGCGGGATGCCGTATTTCCAGCGCCCATCCTCGCGCAGCCGCTCGCCACCCCAGTCCGAGATGTTGAAGGGCGGGTTGGCGAGGATCACATCGGCGCGCAGGTCGGGAAGTTCGTTCTTGTGGAAGGTGCCTTCGCTGTTCCAGCGGATGTCGGCGTCGATCCCGCGGACGGCCAGGTTCATCTTGCACAGCCGCCAGGTGGTGTAGTTGCTCTCCTGCCCGTAGATGGCGATGTCGCCCAGACGGCCGCCGTGGGCCTCGACGAACTTTTCCGACTGCACGAACATGCCGCCCGAGCCGCAGCAGGGGTCATAGACGCGGCCTTTGTAGGGTTCCAGCATCTCGACCATCGTGCGGACGACCGACCGGGGGGTGTAGAACTCGCCGCCCCGCTTGCCTTCGGAGCCCGCAAACTGGCCGAGGAAGTATTCATAGACCCGGCCCAAGAGGTCGCGCGCCTTGTCCTTGCCTTCGCCCAGCGCGATGCCCGAGATCAGGTCGATGAGTTCGCCCAGCATGACGGCGTTGAGGGCGGGGCGGCCATAGTCCTTGGGCAGGACGCCCTTTAGCGAGGGGTTCACCTTTTCGATGGCGATCATCGCCTCGTCGATCAGTTTGCCGATCGTGGGCTGCTTGGCATTGGCCTGCAGATGCGACCAGCGCGCCTCCTGCGGCACCCAGAAGATGTTGTCGGCGAGGTATTCATCCGGGTCCTCGGCGCCCTCGGGGTATTCGGTCAGCAGCGCCTGGCGTTTCATCTCGAACCCGTCCGAGATGTGCTTGAGGAAGATCAGGCCGAGGGCGACGTGCTTGTAATCCGACGGCTCCATGTTGCCGCGCAGCTTGTCGGCGGCTTTGAAAAGGGCGGCTTCAATGCCGAGGTCGGAGCCATTGTCGATTGATGCCATTGTGAAATCTGCCCCCCGGTAAGTCTTTTCCAGACGGTATTTCAGCCGGAGGGCGAAATCCAGCCGCTAACAGCGGCTTGGCGGGGTTCTTTCCCACGGCTTTGCCTTCGGCATCGCCCCTGTCACCTCGACCTCGCGCAGCATCCCGCCTGCGATTAGCCCCTCCCGGACCCAGCCCAGCGCCTGCCACCAGTCGTCATAGCCGCGACGGGCAGCGTCGATCTGCTGCGGGTGGGGCGAGAAGGTGACCGGGCAGGCCAGGATGTCGATGGTCTTCCATGTCGCTCGGGCACCCGCGCCACGCACCCGGATGCGCTCGGTGCCGACGACGATGGCGCCCGCATGCGTCCCATGCTGGTTCTGCTTGACGATGGTCGGCACGCAGCGCGGGATGGCGCCCGGCATCCAGTCGGGGGTCAGACCTGCGCGGGCCAGTTCGGCGACGCGGATCGCCATGCGTTTCCCGCCGAGGATGTCGGGGATCCCGGCGACGGTGGCGGCGATCACCTCGGCGTCCTCGTGGGTGTAGCCGCCGATCTTGTGCTGGCCGCCGTCGATCTTGCAGCCGAGCACGGCGCGCTGCAGCAGGACGTATTCCAGGCCGAAGCCGAACCCTTCCTCGGTGACGTCCGGGGGCAGGGGCAGTTCCAGCTGCGCCTGTTCGATCCGGAACGCCCATTCCAGCGCCGCCTGCACGCCCAGCGCGCGCTTGATCCTGGTGCCTCTGACGCGGCCGTGGAAACTCATCGCTGCAATCCTTCAAGGAAATCCATCTGCGCCGGGCGCTGGGCTGCATCCGTCGGCCGCCAGATCCACGGGCCCGAGGCCATGGGCAGCTGCGAGAGAGCGCCACGCATGTGCTGCTGCCAGAGGGTGAACTCCGTTGCCGAGCAGGCGCACAGCGCGTGCCCGATGGGCCAGCCCATCAGCCATCCGACGAAGAGCGGGTTCAGCCGCCGCCGCGACCGGCCCTTCAGGATCCGCCGCGAGACGGCGCGCCCATGCGAGGCAATCATCGAAGCCCAGAGCGGGCGCGAGATCGGGGCGTGCGGCAAGGACCGCGGCCCATCGGGCGAGGTCGCCGGGGCCGGGGGGGTGAAGCCCTGCTCCGCCCGGTAGTGCAGCAGATCCATCCGGGATTTGCCGTCGCTGCGGGTGACGCTGGCCTCCGAACTGCCCTTCCAGTTCTGTGCTGCCGGGGTCGGCCAATGGTTCGGCAGGGCCTTCGCGATGCACAGTGCCAGCGCCTCCGCCTTCCGCGTGAACCGAAGGTCCGCGACAGCGAATTCGCTGTTCCCGGCCGGGTTGTAGCGGCCGGTGCCGGGATGCAGGCTCATTGGTGTGGGCCAGGATGAAGATGCGCAGCCGCTCATGCGGCGCGCCGACCTCTGCCGCCGAGAACAGGCCCGCCGCAGGCGAATAGCCCAATCCCCAAAGCTCTCGCAGGACGGTTTCAAGGCCGAGAGTGACGTGACCGGCGACGTTTTCGAGGAAGACCCATTCGGGGCGGAGCTCAAAGATGACGCGGGCGACATCAGGCCAGAGATGGCGGGGATCGTCGGCGCCGCCGCGCTTTCCGGCCGCGCTGAAGGGCTGGCAGGGATATCCAGCCAGCACCGTGTCGAAGGCGCCGCGGAAAGGGCGGGCGTCGAAGCTGCGCAGGTCGGTCCAGATCGGGGCCGGGGCGAAGTAGCCTGCGCGCTGGGCGGCAATGAGGACGGCGCGGGGCCAGTCCTCCCATTCGACGAAGGCGCGGGTGTGATAGCCGGGTTCGGCGAGCATGAGGCCCAGATCAAGGCCTCCGCCGCCAGCGCAGAGGGACAATCCGTGCCGGGGACGAAGCACCATGCCATTCACCGCACCCCGCGCTCGCGCAGGCGTTCGGCTGTCACCAGCCCCCGGGCCAGCATGGCATCGCGCATCGTGTTGCTGATCGCGCTGACCGGCAGGTAGCGGTCGGAGTTGACCAGATCGGCGTAGAAGGCGGGCAGGTCGGTGATCGGCTTCGCGGCCGGGGCAGGGGCCGCCTTGGGCTTCCGGCGCTTCCGGCCTGCATCCTCGACCTTGCGCCCTGCTGCACGCTGCATGGCGCGGTCCAGTGCCTTCGGCCCATCGGGCGGTTCGGGATGCTCCTCGCGGGAGGCCTCAGCCGCAGCGATGATCTCCGCCTCGGTCAGGCCGAGTTCGTCGCGCCAGCGCTGGACGTGCAGCCGGGGCGGCCAGCCTTGCCACCAGCCGGGCAGGGCCGCGGGGTCGAGGCCCAGCGCCGCGAGCAGGTCCCCGAAAACCTCATCGGAAATCGCTTCGCGCGCCTGCGCGCCCTCCTCCTCCTTTACTGGTTTACTTAGAGGTTCCCTTACAGGGTTAGTGTCCGAAATCCGGACACGGCTTCCGGCATTTTCCGGACACGGGTCGGCCGGAAAATCGGACACGGGCCTCGCGTCATCCCCATGTCCGAAATCCGGACACGGCAAGGCATCGGCCACGCCACCGCCAGCACAAGCATCGGCACCGTCGAGCCTTTCTGCGCCGCCATCGTCCCCGTGTCCGATTTCCGGACACGGCACCACAGCCACAGGTGTGAAGCCCGGCTCGAACCCCAGGATGTAGCGGGTGGGCAGCTGGCGCTTGGTCACGGGGTCGAGCCGCGGCACACGCCGCAGCAGGCCCACGGCTTCGAGTTGACCAAGGTGATCGTTCAACGTCGACCGGCTGATCTCGCAGTCATGTGCCAGCCGATCCTGCGAGGGGAAGCAGCCGAAATCCGGGTTGAACCGGTCGCAGAGGTGCCAGAGCACGATCTTGGTTGTGGGCTTCAACCCGCGCTGCTTGATGGCCCAGTTGGTGGCATCGTGGCTCATGGCGCGGGCCTCCGCGTGGCTGGGGCGATGCGCGTGGTGAAGCCATGATCGGCGAGCGCGCCCAGCGCGTCGTCGAGACTTCTCACCAGCGCCCAGCCGAACCCCTGCGCCTGCACCGCATCGCGGAATGACTCCTGCTCAGGCCGCAGCCGACCCTTCGGGGCTTTCAGCTCGAGAAACAGGACGCGGCCGTCAGAGAGCACCATCAGGTCGGCGAACCCGGCATGGACGCCCATGCCGACAAGGATCGCCTGGCGCTTCGCCCCGCGGTACCCGGACTCGGTCACCTCGTTGGCGCAGTGATGGATGATGGCCGAGCGGGGCAAGGCAATGCGAAGCGCCTGCACGACGGCGCGCTGAAGGTCGGCCTCGGGGGTCCCGCGGCGCTTCATCGCGTGGCCCTCCCTTGGTCTTCGCGCTGCGCCCGACGAACTGGCCGCCGCGCATCGACGACCACCAGCAGGCGCTGGGCATCGGCGCGTTCGCCCGGGGTCTCGCCATGTTGGACCAGCACGTTGCAGGCGAGCCGGATCAGGAGATCGCTGTGATGTGCGACATCGGCGAGGACGGCGCGGGCCTCGGCCACGCGGTCGGCTGGCCAGGCGGAACTGCGGGGGTGGATCGTCATGACCGCCCCCGCGTCTTGCGCACCGGGTGAGCCTGTTCCTGCGACCGGATCCACTCCTGGATGGCGGCGCGGCGATAGAAGATCTTTCGACCTATGCGTGTGCAGGGCGGACCCTGACGGCGGGCTTCCCACCGCGACAAAGTGTCTGTGGTCAAATCCAGTGCGCGGGCAAGCTGCTCGCGGCTGATCCAGTCGGCCAGGAGGTCAGGGACCTCCTCCACTGGGTCGTTTTGCATGTCCTTCATCGGCTGCTCCGTTCGCCTCGCGCCCCTCTGCCGGGGGCGGTTTCAGCGAAGCAGAACGTGAGGACCGGAAGACAGGCGGAAGGTGGAACTGGCCGCTATCTCCCAATTCCACCCCTTGTTTTATTGGACTTTCAGCGGATAGCGCGCGACGCGACAGGCGTTGCCGCAGCCTTCGCAGGGCATTCCAAGCGCCGCTTCCTGGCGACGATCCGCGCTTCGTCGACACCGCTCCGACAGCTTGGGGCTGATTGGGCGGCGCTGAGGCGGTTTCGCCGGTTTCGCAGGGACCGGAATTGCCGGAATGGACCATTCCGGTCGGGTTCCGACGGTTCTGGATGATATCCACAAGTTCTTTTTTTGTTCTGGTGCGCCAGTGCAGGATTCTGGTTGATCGTTCGCCTTCAGGATGCGTAGATTCGTGGTTGAGCAGAACATAAGAATCGACAAGGCAACCGAAGCCAGGTGCCGCCCCTCTTGGGGTGGGGTGCCCAATTACAGGCAGTTTTCCTCGACGACGTGGGCTGCAGCCAGTCCACCCGCGTGCTTGGCACGGCGGGTTTTTGTAACCCGCAGTCCGACGGCCCTGGCCGAAGGATGCCGTATGTCTGAGAGGAGTTCGTTCATGCCTTTGCCGCCCGTCGCCTTCTATTCCATCTACGAAATTGCTGTGCGCTGGGGCTGTCCCCCGGCCGATGTCGCGGGCTGGGCGGCAGAGGGCCATCTGAAGGTTGTCGCAGGCATTCCGCCCGTCAGATGTGGGGATGAAGTCGTGGGGGGCTTGGTCGAGGTGCCTATCGCCGAATTGATGTGCATGTTCAGGCGGTTTGGGCCGAGCGACGATATCGGCCGATTGAGGCGCGTTCTCAAACCCGGCAGCGCGACATGGGCGCACGTGACCGAACCTTCGGATGGCCTCCCGATCCGCTCGTCAGACCTGCTGGTGGCATCGGGGTCGTTGCTGCAATTCGAAGAAGAACGCGATCTGCTGCGCCGCCCGGCCTCCACCATCGGCGCCAGCCCGCGTTACGATTGGGATGCGATGTACGCATGGCTGACGTGGTTCATCTTCGAAAAGGGCGTTCCGGAAACCCAGACCGCTCTGGTCTCGCTGGTGCAGGACTGGTTCGTCCAGAATTCGAAGTCGGGCGAGGTGCCGGATGAAAGCACCATCCGCAAACGGCTGAGCTCTCTCTGGCGCAAGTTGCGCGGCGAGGAAACCGTGTGAAGATCAGGCCGATTTCGGCAGGTCGGCCCCGTCCTGCGCCGCGTCATGCACGAGGCGCGGCCGCGGGCGCAGCAGGCTGGCCACCGTGTCGACGCCCGCCCGCAGGGGGGAATCCATCAAGTGCGCGTAGCGCTGGGTGGTCTGCATTTGGCTGTGGCCCAAGAGCTTGCCGATTATTTCCAGCGATGCGCCGCCACTGACCAGAAGCGAGGCGAAGGTGTGGCGCAGGTCATGGATGCGAACGTCGGCCAGCCCGGCGTCCTTCTGCACCTTGGCCCAGAAGCGGCGGATTTCACGCACCGGCTGGCCAACCGTGTCGCCGGGGAAGAGCCACGGATTGCCGCTCGGCACCGCCCGCAGACGCAGGCGCACGATGGCTGCGACGTCCTGCGAAATCGGCACACGGTGGATCTTGCGCTGCTTGGTGGTCGAGGCGGGTTTCGACCAGATGGCATAGTCGAGGTTGAACTGTTCGAACCGCGCGGTCCTGACCTCGCCCACCCGCGCGCCGGTCAGCATGCACATGCGGATGATCGCCGCGGCGCGCTGATCCTCGGCAGCATCCAGCACGGCCGCCAGCCGGGTCAGTTCCTCGGGAGACAGGAACCGTTCGCGCGCATGCTCGATGCGCCGATGGAACCCCTGTGCGGGGTTGTCCGTCCGCCATTCCCATTCCATGGCCAGCGTGAACATCTTGCGCAGCACCTCGCCCATGCGGTTGGCGCGGATCGGGGTGGGCTTGTGACCCTGCAGCTTGCGCGCCCGGTTGTTGGGCTTTGCCTTGCTGGGACGTGGCCGCCCCTCGGCAACGAAATCGAGGAACTTCGCGACATCGGACTTGGTGATCTCCGTCACCAGCCGGTTGCCCCAGGCGGGTTCGACCATCTTCTTCAGCATCGACACCTGGTCGCCCGCATTGGTCTTGGCCAGTTTCGGCAGATGCTCGGCGATGTAGCGGTCGATCATGTCTGTGACATGCGGGGCCCCGCGCCAATCGTCGCGGGCCGCCAGAGGATCCTGCCCCTCGTCGATGGCGCGGCGCAGTTCCTTGGCACGTTCGCGCGCGGCCGTGACGCTCCACTCCGGCCACCGCCCGATGGTCATCCGCCGCTGCCGCCCGGCATGCCGGTAGTCGATGGTAAAGGTCCGCGCGCCCGAGGCCTGCACCCGGGCGGCGAAGCCGATCACCTCCGTGTCGAATATCTGATAGCTGACGCCGGGCTTCGGCTCCGCCTCGCGCAGGGTTTTCTCATTCAGTTTCAGTCTCTTGACCATCCATCACGCCTCCTTGCCCGACGACACAGGCGTAGACCCGCGCCACTATCAAGTCGGACCACGGGGCGGCGGCCGGAATACAGGCGGAAGGTGGAATTGAAGGCCGGGTGACAATTCCTAAAAAAGAAAAACAAGGTGTTAGGTGAATTTGCCCAGCGCACGGGGGGGGGAACAGACGGACGCTCGCCCCCTCCTGCGCCGATGGTTTGATCGGAGGCCGCGCAAGAGGTAATCCTGTCGGCACACCCCAAACACGAAACTTCCATGCCCAGCGCCAAGCCACCAAGAAACCTGACGCCCGTGCTGTGCCGGCGCCTGCAAGCCGAAATGCTGAAGGCCTGCGAAGCCGTCGCCGCTCGTCATGGCCTAGTGGTCGAGCCGCGCGACATCACCGGCGCCGACCTGCGCTGGGGGTTCGATGCCACCTTCCGCGTCTCGATCCCCCTGCCGGATAGCAGCGCTCTCGATCCCGAGCGGCTTCGGTTCGAGGCGCTGTCCGAGGCCTTTGGGCTTTCCCCCGCCGATTACGGCCGCCAGTTCAGCACCGGGCGCGAGCAGTTCCGCATCACCGGCATCGACCCCCGCCGCCCGAAATACCCGGTGTCAGCCGAGCGGATCCCAGATGGCCAGCAGTTCAAGTTCACCGCAGAACAGGTCTCATTGTTGCTGCAGCACGGGATGAAGGATGTGACGCCGAAGGGGTAGGGGCGGAGAGTTGCCCATGGACGAAGCCGCTCGCGCGGCAATGGCGCGTGTGGCGGGCGTTGCGCGCTGATCTGACTCTTGTGCATTTGGGAATGGACGATCCTGCCTGACGATTGGGGCCTTCTCAATCATCAGACAGGAGGCTTCCATGACAGAGGAGAGCGTAAGCCCGCTACGCCAGCGGATGATCGAGGACATGCGCATCCGCGGGATGGGCGACAAGGCGCAGAAGTCCCACATCCGGGCCATCAAAGATTTCGCGGCCTTTCTCGGGCGGTCACCCGATAGGGCGACGCCGGAGGATCTGCGCGCCTATCAGCTTCACATGACGGATACCGGGGTCACGCCGTCGACTTTCAACACGCGCATCGTGGCGCTTCGGTTCTTTTTCGGCATGACCTGCGGGCGGGAGGAGATGAAGCGCTACATGCAGTTTCGCACCGAACCGCGCAAGCTGCCGGTAGTCTTCAGCGTCGAGGAGGTGTCCGACATCCTGATGGCGGCGCCGGGGCCCGGGCTCAAGTATCGGGCGGCGCTCAGCATCTCCTACGGCGCAGGGCTCAGGGCCGCCGAGGTCTGCAATCTCAAGATCGGCGACATCGACAGCGACCGGATGCTGATCCATGTCGAGCAGGGCAAGGGCCAGAAGGACCGCAAGGTCATGCTGTCGCCCGGATTGCTGGAGTTGCTGCGTGCTTGGTGGCGCGAAGCACGTCCCGAAGGCTGGCTGTTTCCCGGCAAGCCCAGGATCAACCCGATCTCACCGCGCCAGCTGAACCGGGCCTTCACCTCGGCCAAGCACATGGCCGGCGTCAGGAAGCCCGCCACCTTGCACACGTTGCGCCATAGCTTCGCCACGCACCTGCTGGAGGCCAATACCGATGTGCGCGTGATCCAGGTGCTGCTCGGGCATGCCAAGCTGACGACGACCGCCCGATACACCCACGTGGCAACCAAGACGATCCGGGATACCGTCAGTCCCTACGAGATGCTGGCCAGGTTGCAGGATCAGACGGTGAAGCGAAGTCTGGAGTGA